TTTAGCAGGTGATAGTGCAGATGTAGTAACCGCAACAGGCAGTTTATCGACAGCTATCACAATAAGTGGTGACGCATTCAATACAGTAACTAGCACTAGTAGTTTGCTAACGAGCATTCTAATCAATGCAAATGCTTCAGCAATATCAAGCGCAACAGGCAGTATAACTACTGGCATCAGTCTTACTGGTGCATCACTTAACGTAGCTACAGCTACAGGCGATTTAACCGCTGGCGGTAATGGTGCAATAAGCGGTGATGCAACGAGCAGTTCAAGTGCTGATGGCGAACTAACTACATCAATAGATTTAACCGGCGCATCGGTTGTACTAACCAGTGCTAACGGTGAATTAACCGCCCAAATTAATCTTAGCGGTGACGCTTTAGTAGAAGCATTAGCAACAGCAAATATTGACACATCAATTGCCTTATTAGGTGATGCACAAAACATCGTTTTAGCAACTGCAAGCGTCACGACAAGTATTGACTTGTCAGCAGATGCGCTAAACGTTGCGACTGCTACAGCAGGTTTTGATGGTCAAGCAGCACAGTTAGCAGGCGATGCCTCAAGCGTTGTAATGGCAAGTGCATCATTAACAACAAGCATAGATATTACTGGCGATGTACTTATAGAGGCACTTGCTACTGGAATATTGACCGTGCAAATACTTTTGGCAGGTAATGCGCAATCAATCGCATCTGCCACAGGCAGTTTTACAGATGTAATAAGTGTGCAATATCCACTTGCTGGCATCAATCAATCATATCCACTTGCAGGGCAAGTGCAACGCAGACCACTAGGAATTTAAATGGCTTTTGAAATCGAGGATGGTAGCGGTAAAAGCAATGCGAATTCCTTTATAAGCGTTGCTGATTGCGACAGCTATCACGCACTTAGAGGGAATACCAATTGGGCAACATTAACCAATACTGAAAAAGAACAGGCAATTGTTCGCGCGACCGACTTCATGCAACAAGTATATTCATGGAAAGGTAGCCGCAAAACTGATACGCAAGCTCTAGCATGGCCTCGCTATTATGTTGAACGCGACAATGGATACTATCCAAGTGATGCTATTCCAAATGAAGTTAAAAACGCATGTGCAGAATTGGCATTTAAAGCTGCTGGCGGCGATTTATCCCCTGACATTGCACAAAGAGTTATCCGCGAGAAGATTGGGCCGATCGAAGTTGAATATGATAAGAATGGCGTGCAATTCACAACCTATCGTGCGATTAATAACCTGCTTGCACCTTTCTTAACAGGTTTAGGTGGTGCATTTAAGAAGGTGATTAGAACGTGAGTTTTGATTACGCCAAATCAGCCGCTACAGCATCAAGATTAATTGAGCGCTTTGGTCGCACTATTCAGCATGTCAAAGTGGCAGAAGGCACATACGATACTGAAACCTCTACAGTAACGAATCCAGAAACATTAACTGATGTCAAAGCGTGTGACTTCGACTTTGAAGATAAAAGCGGCGGCCAAGTTTATCAATCAGATAGCCTAGTTCAAATAGGCGACAGGTATTGCCTTGTAGCGCCTGGCATTACAGCTATCGACACATCAGACAAGCTAGATATTGATGGCGTCAGATGGAATATTATTAACGTAAAAAGATTATCCCCTGCAGGCGTTTCTGTGTTGTGGACAGTTCACATTAGAAAATAATCATGGCGTTCAATGATAAGTTTCGTGCCGACATTAAACGGTTCAAGAATAAAACAAACAATAAGCTAGACCAATACGCAAGAGCAGTAGTACTTGAGATCGATCGGCGCATAGTAATGAAAAGTCCAGTTGATTCAGGTCGATTTCGTGCTAACTGGAATGTAGGCAGTGGCTATCCTGATACTAATACAACTTTAGATACAGATCCAAGCGGTAGCGGTGCAATCAGTAAGGCGCAACGTGAACTACAGAGTATTAATATCAATGGTCAGATAATCTATGTAACAAATTCACTCCCATATAGCTACAAATTAGAGTATCAAGGGTGGTCAATGCAAGCGCCACAAGGAATGGTGCGTGTAACTTTAGCCGAACTAAGCGGCATTCTCCGCAGTGCAGCCTACGAGGTTAAATTATGAGTGATATAAACATCAGGAAAGCGTTTGAAAAGCGACTTGCTTTAATGTCACCTGCGCTTGCTACACAGTTTGAAAACGTGAATTACTCGCCTGTTACTGGCACACCATATCAACAAGTTAACTTATTGCCTGCTATGCCTGATAACGCAAGCCTAGGTGATGCTTATTATCGTGAAGTAGGACTATTCCAAGTGATGCTACGTTATCCACAAAACACAGGTGCAGGCGCAGCAGAAGCTCGCGCAGAGGCTATTAAACTGCATTTTAAACGTGGCACAAGCATGACAGAAGCAGGGCAGACAGTTTTAGTAATTAGAACGCCGACTAAATCGCCTGCTTTCATGGATGCAGACAGATATTGCATACCAATCAGCATTTACTACCAAAGCGAAGTATTTAATTAACGAATTAACCGCCTGTAAAGGCAAACGACAAGCACCTACGGGTGCTTTTTTATGCCTGTGAATCAGGTTTATTGAAAGGAAATACGATGGCCGATGCACAGGGAATTAACAAATTATTAGTAGCAAAAAAAGAAGTAACGTGGGGTACTAAGGCAACTGCAGGTAGTGCCAATTACTATCGCCGTGTTACCGGTTCATTCCAATTAGAAAAAGATACCTACACATCTAATGAGATTCGCCCTTCACAGCAAACAAGTGATATGCGTCATGGCACGCGTAAATCAAGCGGCACGATCAATGGTGAATTAGCTGGGAATTCTTATGAAGAGTTTATCCAAGCGGCATTGCGTAAAGACTTCATTGCAGGTGCTACAACTGGCGCACAAACGACCATTTCAGCAACGGCAACAACTAATCTGTTTACGCGCTCTGCTGGATCGTTTGTTACTGATGGCTTCAATGTCGGCACGGTTATTTTAAATAGTGGCTTTGTCGCACCAGGCAATAACGGTTTATTCGTAATCTTAAGCATGTCTGCAACAGTTTTAACAGTGGCCCCGTTAGCAGGTCAGACAATCGTTACCGTAGCCGCTGGCGCATCAGTCACTATCCTTGAAAAAGGCAAGAAAACATACGTTCCTTTAACTGCTCATACAGATGACAGCTTCACAGTTGAAGAATGGCATCCAGACGCTTTAGTAAGCCGTATTTTCTTAGGCCAGCAAGTAGATACATTGGCATTAGGTTTACAGCCTAACTCAATGGCAACTATTGATATTGGCTTTATGGGTAAAGATGCAGAGGCAGCAACATCATCTGCATACTTCACTACACCTACAGCAGTAGGCGGCGAAGGCATTTATTCTGCCCCTGATGGCTTCCTGTTCATCAATGGTGTGGCAAATGGCAAAGTAACCAGCTTAACAATCAATGTTGCAAATGGTATCCAACAAGAAGCAGTAATTGGCTCAAATTCCATCGGTTCTAAATCACGCGGCAAGGTTGCAGCAACGGTTAGTGGCTCAGCTATTTTCGCAGACTCAACCATCCTTAATTACTTTGATGCAGAAACAGAAGTCAGCATTATTTATGTGCTGATGACTGCTGACGATACCAATGCATTCTCTGTGTACATGCCACGCGTAAAAATCGGCTCATCCAATACAGACGATGGCGAAAAAGTCATCATCTTGTCATTCGATGGCACAGCTTTGGAATACACAGGTTCAGGTGTAGGCATTCAAAAAACGACGATACAAATTTCAGACACGACTTTAACTTAACCGTTTTGTGGCAGATAGCATTTGCGAAAACCGTGCTTACCCTTCACGGCTGCTGCCACATCTTAATTAAGGGTAAATTGAAAGGGTAAATATGAAACAAGTTGATATTTTAGGATTTGACGCAGTAAAAGAATCAGAGGTTGGCTTTGACTTAAACATGAAGTCAACAGATGGCACAGACACCGGCATTAAATTTAAGGTGCTAGGCCGTCATGCTGACGTTGTGCAGTCATTCACTAAGAAATGGTTTGCCAAGTTACAGCGTGAAGAAATCATGGCTAAAAAGCGTGGCAAAGCAGTTGAAACAGATATTGAAGATTTGAAACAGCAAAACATTGACAGCGCATCCGTACGCGTCATCGGATGGGAAAACGTCACACAGCCATTTACTCACGAATTAATCAAGCAAGTTTTAGTTAAAAATCCTCATTGGGTTGAAGCGATTTTAGAAGCTTCAAATGAAGATGCAAATTTTACGAAGCCAGCCTAGAAGCGCTGGCTGAATACTGCAAGTTTGATTTTGGATTAAGCAAGAAAACAAACAAAGGTGAAGGTTTAACCAAGCGAGAAAGCTATTTATCTATCAATCTTCCGATTGAAGATTGGGGCTATCCAGAGTTTCCTGATGAGCTTGGTTACCTCTGGCAGCACTTCATCAATTTATGTAACTCCCGTCAGTCCGGCATGAGCATCAATCCAATTAGTTATCTTGAGATTGATGCTTACTGCCGCCTGACGCACACGCAATTATCTGTTTTCGATGTAGCAGCAATCAAGCGACTTGATGTTGTAGCAATGAACGTAATAAACGAGCACCCCAAAGACAAAAAAGGATAATTCATGGCAATAGACATCACCACCATTGGCGTTGGCGTAGATACTGCCAAGCTAAAGGCTGGTACCCGTGAATTAGACAGCTTTGGCAAAAGTGCAGACACTGCTTCTCGTAAAGCTGATAATTTAACCAGCAATACGCAAAAGCTAGGCAAAGAATCAACCGTTGCAACTGCTGCATTAGGCCGTATGGTTCCAGCGCTTGCAGCAGTATTAAGCGTTGGCTCGCTCGCTCGCACGATTGATGAATACACAAAGTTCACGGCTCAGTTAAAACTTGCTACACGCTCACAAACAGAATATGCAACAGCATTATCTGATGTGAATCGTATTGCTAATACTGCTCAAGCTAGTTTGTCATCAATTGGTACTTTGTACGCGCGTTTAAACAATGCTCTGCGTGATGTTGGTGTAAGTCAGGCTCAAGTAGGAAAGATTACTGAAAACGTAGGATTAGCACTCAAAGTATCGGGTGCAACCGCAAGTGAATCAGCCTCTGCCATGCTTCAACTATCGCAAGCATTCGGTTCAGGTGTATTGCGCGGCGAAGAGTTCAACGCGGTCAATGAAGCAGCGCCTGCATTAATGCGTGCATTAGCTGAATCAATCGGTGTGCCTATTGGCGCTTTGCGCGAGTTAGCTACTGATGGCAAGTTGACTGCTGATGTACTAGCTAAAGCGTTTGGTGATGAAAACCTGCTGAATAAGTTCAGAGAACAAGCCAAAGAAGTTCAAACATTAAGCGGAGCATGGCAAGGATTTAAAAACAAGTTCGTCACTTACATCGGCGAAATGGATAAGGCAGTAGGTGCAAGTAAATACTTAGCTAAATTACTCAATTTCACTGGCGAACTATTATTCCCTGGCGAAAGAAAACTTAGCCCGCAAGAGCAAGCTGCAGCCAATCAAAAAGAATTAGATTTCTTATCTAAAAAAGGTGCGCTTGGAGTTCGTGAAAACACCCGATTAGAAAAACTTGCTGAACTACGTAAAAAGATGGGAATCACCGGAAATCAGATTGGCGGCTTAGCTGCAATCACTGGTGGCGGTAGTTACGCTCCAAATTTTAGCGCAGGAGTAGAGGCGCAAAACGTTGAAGAAATACACCGTCATCAAGAAGAAGCCTTGCGCATTCAAAAAGATGCCAATAAGAAATATCAGGATGACCGCAAAAAAGTACAGGACGCAGTAACCGCACAGAGATTAAGCGCCATTGAGCATGAATACACTGTTGAGGCTAACTCAATGGCAAGCATGCTCGATAAAAAAGCCTTAGTTATAAAAGAAGAGCAAAAACTAAAAGAAGCCGCTTACAAAGAAGATTTAAAACGCATCAACTTCTTACAAGATGTAGCGAACGATAACTACAAAGAGGCTCAAAAATCATTTGCTGATGCTGAAAAAGAAAAGTTACGTGAGTTTGAAAAAACTGTAGATGGTTTTAGACAGCTATTCCGCGAAGGTTTTGCTGGCATGATAAATGGCGGCACAGGTTCATGGAAAGCCTTTACAAAGCAAACATATACCCAGTTCAAAACAGCTGTAGCAGACAAAATCTACAAGTTATTGGCTGAGCCGTTTGTAGTTAAGATCCTTGCAAGTTTGGCGGGGATTGGGGTGTCTGGTGGTTCGAGTGGAAATGCAGTGTTTAAAGACGGCATTATGCAAGAAGCTCAATCTGGCTTAATGGGTTCGATCAAAGACCTTTCATCTAATATTCAAGGCGGATTAACAGGTTCAATTGAAAAGCTAGGTGCATTCTTTGCCAATGGTAGCGGTGGCATTGGTGATTCGATTGGCGGTTTCCTAGGTCAGTACGCTGGCTCTATTGCAAATTACGCACCTTACGCAGGCGCATTTATTCAAGCAATCAGTGGCGATTTAAAAGGTGCTGCATTTACTGCGGCAGGCGCTGCAATCGGTTCAATCATTCCTGGTGTTGGTACTGCTATTGGCGCTGTAGTTGGTAGCCTTGTCGGTAGCTTATTCGGCGGCAAGAAAATACCAATGGTAGGCTCTCAAGCATCTGGCAGCTTTACCAATGGAGCTTATACCGGCACTACTGCTAAGTTCGGCAAAAAAGATATAGGCCTGCAAAGCTCACTTGGTCAAATTACAGAAGCATTCACCAGCACATTAGGTGGATTCTTAAAAGAATACGGACTTAACGACAATGTTAGTGCCGGCGCAACGTTCAGAAGCCGCACCAATGTGCGCGGGTTCTTTGATTCATCATTTGAAGGTGGCAGCACAAGCTTTGGCACTAAATACGGCAAAGCAAAAGGTGACAATGTTCAAGCTGGTTTTCAGCAATACATTGATACGGTTTTAGGTTCAACATTAGTAGAAGCTATCCAAAAATCTAAACTACCAGATGGTATTAAAAAGTTCTTTGATGGCGTAGTTGATAAAGCAGTCGTATTAGACACAATCAATACGTTGGTTGGCTTTAAGAACGCAATGAAAGATTTGCCTGATGTGTTCAAAGCGGTTCAAAACGCAATGGACACTACGGCCTATACAACTTCAATTGCTCAGTTAAAAGCACAGTTTGCAGCGGTTCAAACATTCACAGGTTTGTTCTATACACAAGAAGAGCAGTTCGCAACATTTACTGCACAATTAAGCACTCAGCTTGAATCATTAAACAAAGTTCTACCTACTAGCCGTGATGAGTATCGTGCATGGGTAGACGGAATGAATGTGGTCGATGGTGCTAGTCGTGACCAGTTCAACGGACTTATCGCGCTTGCTCCTGCAATGGATGCTTATTTCAAACAGTTACAACAGCAAGCTGATGGAATCAATGAAGTCAACAAGGCTTTAGCAGATGGTTTGGATGCAAATCTATATAGCACCTATGCCAATTATGCCAGTGCGCAGGCTAGTACGGCTAACGGTATTAATGCTTCTAGCTTTATGGGTGAGCGTAGCTTTACCAATCAAATAAGCACTGAATTAATAGCAGAAACTAAAGCATTGCGTGAGAATGATGCAAAGATTGTCACTCTTTTAGAAGCTATTGCTATTAGTACAAATAAAACTGCTAGAACACAAAAACAATGGAATGACGATGGACTGCCAGCAGAAAGGGTTATGTAATGAAATACATTCAGCCTGAGTACGTGAATGATGCAACTTTGCAATCTACAAATGTAGATGAATTGGATTATCCATTATGGAATAGCAGCACAACGTATGCAATCAATGATACGCGAATGTATATTGCAGATGGCAATCATTGGGTAATACGATCATTAATAAACAGTAATTTAAACAAGATACCAACAGGATTAAGTTCTGACCCTAACTGGACGAAAATTTCAGCTACAAACCGCTGGAAAATGTTCGATTTACAGTCTACCAGCCAGACATATAACAATGATTCAATTGATGTTACTTTGCTCAGCACTACATTTAATGACAGTGTTACAGCTCTAAACTTGGATGGCACGTCTTTACAGGTCATTGCAAAAGACCAATTTGATACTACCTTTTACGACAGCACTATATCTCTAATATCAACTGATGGTATCTATGACCCTTATACCTATTTCTTTAGCCCACTTGTTAAATTAACCGATATTGTTTTAACTGATTTGCCCATATACGCGCTTGCATCTTACCGCGTGATTATTAATAACTTAGGCGGAATAGCTAAATGCGGAACACTGAATATTGGTAAAAAAGGCGAGGCTGGCGGCACACAGTACGGCATGAAAATAGGCATTACTGATTATTCCGTTAAGTCTGCACAAAATGAATTCGGCGACTTTGTTATTACTGAACGCGCATACAGTAAGAATATGGATTTAACCGCTTTTGTTGATAACGCCATCGTTGATTCATTAGTAAATACTCTCAACGGATTTAGAGCAACGCCCATCGTTTGGCTAGGTGCAGATGAGTTTTCAAGCTCATTCATATTTGGATTTTACAAAGACTATAGCGTGATTGTTCAGTATGTTAACAACTCGCTATTAAACATTGAAATTGAAGGCTTGAATTAAAGCCAAATTTAAAACAGACCCGCCTAGAGCGGGTTTTTTATTGCCTGAAAGAAACTCATGATTACTCTAGTTCCGCCGTTCCCACTAAGAAGCCAAGGATTAGCACAGCAAGCATACAGTGCAGGAGTTGAGGCGTCATTATCTGCATTACCACAAGCCATTATAGATATTAATGACTTGGGGACAGCTTATAACCTTGCAACCAAAGGCACGTCTGTAACAAGCAACACTATCGGTACTGGCGCTAAAACATTTACAACACAAACAGGATTGGGCTTTGTCACTGGCATGGCGATTAGAGTCGCAAATAGTGGTGTTAACTATATTACCGCCGATGTGACAAGTTACAACAGTGGCACTGGTTCCTTAGTAATAAATGGCACAGCAGTATCTGGTAGTGGCACTTTTACTAGCTGGACAATATCTCTTGCGGCAGTAGGAGCTAATAGCGCCGGTTCAATTAGCTTTACTCCTGCTGGCAATATTGCCGCATCAAATGTTCAAGCAGCCATTCAAGAGCTTGATACAGAAAAGATGTCTACTGCACCAACCACTATAACTACTACAGGCAACATAACGTCTAATCAAGGCTCTGCTGCAGTCAACACATTAGCTCTTACAAATGCCTCTGGCGTTTCTTTAAGCATTAATGCGAACGCGAATACAGATGCAAATATCAAAACAACTACTAATCACCCACTAACTTTATCTACAAATAATATTAATAGATTAAGTATTTCTAACATAGGTACATTTTCAGCGGTAATTCCGAACGGATCTACGCTTTATCGCGCTTACATGTGTCGTGGTTGGGTTAACTTTAACGGAACAGGAACAGTGGCAATACGTGCAAGCGGCAATGTATCAAGCGTCACCGATAACGGAACTGGCGACTACACAATCAATTTTATTGATGTGTTGCCAGATGCTGATTACGCAACTATCGGAAATGCTAGTCCAATAACGGCTATTCTGGCAGCAGGAGTTTTAACGGCTGTTTCAAGCGTAACGACAGGTGTTAGGGTAATAATTTCAGATAACAACACAGACACAGCAGGTGACTACCCGTCAATATCTGTAGCAGTGTTCAGATAGGAAAACCATGCAACTAATTATTTTCAAAAACGATAATGGCGGCGTTTCAATTATCAATCCAACAGCAGAAGCACTTGAAGCATATAGCATTGAAGCCATCGCTCAAAAAGACGTTCCTGCTGGCAAGCCTTACAAAATAATTGATTCATCTGAATTGCCAGACAGGGAATTGCGCAATCAGTGGACAGTGGATGAAGCTGATTTAACTGATGGCGTAGGGAGTGAATCAAATGAATTCCCTAAGATAGAACAGGATGAACAAAATGACCCTAATTAAAATTAATCCGTTAAGCGCTGAACAGATTGCACAAAATGCTTTGGATAAAATGGAAGAGCTTGAATCAGGTCAGATGATGACTAGAGGCGAGCGTGAAGCATGGATTGTTTTACTTAAAGCCACAGCTGCAGGGCAAAACGTAACCGAACAACAACTATACGCCGCTAACAAATTTTTTAAGAAGTTAAAAGACTTAGATGATGAAATGGCTATTTTGAGGGATTTAGTATGATTTATCTATTCATATTCAATCCAATCACCTTATTGCTGGTTTATATCGTCTACACAAAATCTAGAGGCATCTACAGAAAAGCAGTCACAGTGCCAGGCGCTATTATTGATTGTGTAGTGAATTTAACTTGGTTCAGCATTATCTTTTTGGATGTTCCGAAAGAATGGTTATTAACTCAACGCGTTGAGCGCCTTAAAGAATCATATGGCTATCGTCAAAAGTTGGCTAATCAATTGTGCAAGATAATGAATTATTTTGAGCAAGGCCATTGCTTATGATTACTTTGCTCGTATTTCTAATATGGCTACTAATCGCCATGCTGCCTATGTTCCTTTTAGGCTTATTTGTATTCATTCAGATTGTTAGGCCAGCTAAATTCCCAGCAGACGCTTCAAACATCATCAATCGTATTCGTTTACTTTGGTTCGCTCTAACGCGTCATGAGCTATTTGCGAATTGGTTTGAATGGGTAAAACACGATGAATTAGACAATGTAAATAAGAAAGCCTGACTATGCCAAATCTTGCCGCACATGCAGAATTGATTAAACCAGCAGCTACTGGCGCATCTGGCTCATTTTTTGCAGGATTATTACTTGAATATTTACAAGTTACACCGCCTATATTCGTAGCTGCAGCATTTGGTGCAATCGTAGCGGTTGCAATGTTAAACAGAGTTGTTGGATGGGTTCTATTTGGATTCACTTTAACAGCACGACTAGTATCATTTTTAACCGCTTTAACAGGCTGTTTAGCAGCATGCTACAGCTATCACCTAATTAAGCCAGTGTTCGGCTTAGACCTTCCGCAAACCCCTGCCACCATGCTTCTCGCATTCATATTAGTGTACTTCTTACCATTGTTGCTTGATGTTGGCAAAAATAGGATAGAAGGGCTGAAAAAATGAAATCATTAATGGTTTATCTAATCGGCGTTATGTCAGCTTATGGTGCAGTAGAACTATTCCTTATGGCAGAAAAGCAGATACGCGAACGAAGGTGTTGGGTATTGATGCAAATAGGTGCTGGATTCGCATTTTGCTTATGGGCTTTTTTAGATAGAAGCCTATCAACTATGCCTGTATTCCTAGGGTTACTTTATATATCTGCAGATCGAATCCAGACGCGCATCATGAATAAGAAACGATTATCGTTTAAACCCTTCTACTAAAAGTGACCAGCCGCCATGTGCGGCTTTTTTATTGGGAATTTATGAAAATATTAGTGCTGCCAGATGTACAAGCAAAGCCAGGTAACGACTTTAAATTTCTAACAAGTATTGGTAATTACATCTTAGCGAAAAAGCCTGACGTGATCGTAAATATCGGGGATTTCGCCGATATGGAAAGTTTGTCTATGCACGA